CTCAGAAAATCATCCGCCCTCAGCATCATCGGCGGCAAGTGGTTCGCCGAGATGCACGAGGACATCACCAGCAAAGACTTCCTGCAGTCCCTCCCTGGCAAGCTCCTGATCGAGATCTCCGAGCTGCATGCGTTCCGCCGCGCCGAGGTCAATCGCATCAAGGGCATCATTTCGTGCGCGACCGACCGCTACCGCGAGTCGTATGGCCGGCGGGCTGGTGACCACCCAAGGCGCGGTGTCTTCGCGGGTTCCGTCAACCGTGACGACTGGGTCGAAGACGACACCGGCGCGCGGCGCTTCTGGCCAATCGCCTGCGGGGGGATCAATTCCGATTACCTGCGCTCCACACGCGAGCAGCTGTTCGCCGAAGCACGAGCACTCTACGAACGTGTTCCACGTGGAACATCGGCGGTCGACCGAATTGCGGCCGGCGCCGCATGGTGGGACATCGATGAAGTGCTCGCAAAACAAGAGCAGGACCAGCGCCGCGAGGCCGACGAATGGACCGATGCGGTGCTCTATTACGCATCGCAATATCCCGAAGTTCGGGTGGGCGATGTGCTCGGGACAGTGCTCGACATACCACTAGCAGAGCGGGATAAGGCTGCACAAATGCGTGTCGCGAGCATTTTTCGACTTGCTGGTTACCGTCGAAAGACGGTGTGGCGTGGCGGTCAGATGGTTAAGATTTGGTTAACGATCAAGCGATAGCGGCGGTATGGTGGTCAGACCGGTCATTGATTTCGTTGCATTTATACCGCCATACCACCATACCAACTAATATTTATACTTCTAAAGTTATGTATCTTCTGAGCGCGCGCGCGTACGCGTATACGCCAATGGCGCATTTATGCCCGTACACCTAACGCGCGACGTGAAACGTTGATTTTGCTGGTAGGGCCGGTATGGAGGTATGGAGCCGCATCGAGACACGATGCAATCTTTGCGCTGTGCACTTGCAATGCCGTAGCCAATTCGCCTACGCTGTGTCCGACCCGCCGGGACAGCCCTTCGGGTACGCGCTGAGTTCCGATCCCCCGGCAAGGGCATCGGTTGTAAGAGCGGGGCGGCAGCGGAGTCCGATCCTCCCTACCCGCTGTCGTCCCGCTCGTTTTACCTGGGAGGAGATGTTGCGATGCGAAACTACCGCGATGAGAGCTGCCCCGCGCCGACCTCCGAGGAGACACGCCGTCAGGCTGGCGCTCGTGCCTTGCTGGCGCTGGTGGGCTTGTTGGCGCTGCTGATCCTGGGTGCCTGGATTGGCATCGCCCAGGCGCAGACGGTGACGCGTAACGTGCAGCTGTCATGGACGGCGCCAACCAAGTGCGTCGACGGCACGGCACTCGCGACCAACTGCCCGATCAGCGGCTATGGAGTGCTCAAGCTCATCGGTACGACGTGGACACAGATCGGCACCACGTTACCCACCGTAACCTCGTACACCGATGCCAACGTGCCCATCGGCGTGTACAGCTATCGCGTTGTCGCGAAGTCAACAGCCTCTACGGACAGCAACCCTTCGAACTTGGTGACGAAAAACGTCAACGCGCCCGATGCGGGTGACATCGTCATCACGGTCACTGTCACGGTCACTACCACGGCGGTCACGGTGTCGCCGTGAGCGATAGACCAATGCGCGAAGTAGCTCAGTCGGTAGAGCGCCGCGAAGTGCTAAGCAGTCCTGCAGGCTGCGATCCCGCCAGTAGCGGAGATGGCGTCGGTTCGATTCCGACCTTCGCGCGCATCGGCCTTGGCGCCGAGATGCCGTACACGCATCAGCCTGAACCGCTCGACACCATCGCGATCGAGATGGAATGCCGTGCGCGATTCCAGCGCGAGCAATTCGAGCAAGCAAAGATCGAAGCACGGCTGGCGCAGGCGCGGGCGATGCTCGACGTGCAAATACAGCTCGCAGTCGCGCACCTGACCGCCCCATGGCAGGCGCTCGCAGATTACTTGAGGGCGCAGCGATGACCGCACGACGTTGGCCGCAGACCTATCCCGAGCAATTCGTCGCCAGCAACTGGCACAATATTCTGATTACCTGCGGCTGGTCGCCGAAGCATACCCAACTCGATCGTTTCGCGCGTCTATGGCTCATGGAATACGCGAAGCGCAACGGCATCGTTGGCATGGGGCCGCCCGCATGAGCGGCGTTACCCTCGACCAGCCTTGTGAGATCCTGCCAGCCGGCACCAAGCTGCGCCTGCTGCGCGATCGCATCCTCGTGCGGCCACTGGACTGGGAGCCGTCGAAGATCATCTCAGTGGTGCGTCAGGGGCGTCCGCTGCGAGGTGAGATCGTCGCGGTTGGACCCGGTCGGTTCTATCGTCGTTACAAGCGGCACCCAACCAATCCGCAGATGCGCCAGTACACCGAGAGCAAGCACTTCATCCGCTGCGAAGTGCAGGTGGGCGATGTCGTGGAGTTCGGCGGGCTCAACGTGTTCGATGGCCTGGGCTATAGCTTTCCGCAGGTGATGATAGGGACCGAGCGGTTTCTGATCGCGCAGGAACAGGATGTCGCCTTTGTGCATGAAAAACCCGCAGAGGGGGCTGCCGTGGAACCCCACGGGGAGATGCTGCTATGACCGCGACACTCACGGAGACGTCCGTGCGATATTCGTGTTCCGGCCCGTGCTTGGATGCGCGGACACCGGCCGGTCACAGCATCTCCGCCCCCGCAATTTGTGGCGAGGGCTTCGCCTATCGAGCGTGGCGCCTGCATGCAGCGCCGATGTGGCTGTTCAATCAGCTGCGTCGCGCTCGAAACGACGTCCGCGAGCACTGGTTGCGCGAGTATTGGAAGCGGAACCACCGGCGAGACGCGGTATGAACTACAGCTTTTCGACAACGTTCGATGTGCTGCCCAAGGGTGAGCCCGTTCCATCTGATGCGCTCGACGAGATCGTCACCGACGACATCCTGGCTTCGATCAATGGCGAGGGCTTCGCATATTTCCGCTGGCACGCACTTCGATATGGCGACATCGATTTCGGTCCGTGCGGCGCTCTATACGACCCGCGTTTTAGTTTTTGTGATTTCCGATGAATGGTGAGGGGTTTGCGTTCTTCCGTTGGTATGCCTCGAAGTGGCCGGGCGCGCCGCGCTCTTACACCAATCGAGCAATGATTCGTTGCTGGCAAAACCATCTACGTCAATGAGCCTCAATCCCTTCGAGCCCCCCGCCCCTCGATGTGGTGACTATGTCGTCATCCGTCATAGCGACACGCCAGAGCATCGAGAGGATGCCGAGCGGCAGCTTGCGAACCAAGGCTGCAAGGGCGTGCGGTTCGTGGTGCTGGAGGATGGACGGCTGCAGGCGCACGGATATCTGAGGGCGCAATGAGCAAAACCAAGCTGGATAACGTCGGGGAATGGTTGATGGAGTGGTTATGGGAGCACACCGGAACGTGCTTCGTGATCATGATCGGCTGTCTCGCTGCCGCTGTCCTTCGCGTCGCGTATCTGCAGTGGATCAAATGAGCAACACCATCTACCTAGTCTGCGTCCATCATCCCGACAAGGCCGATGCGTTCGTGCTGGCCGAGCGCGCCGACCTGATGGGCTATACGCACTTCCTTGACCAGGGCGGCAAGATGCTGCCGAGGTTTATGCAGAGTCAGGCCGATAGGCTCGCGAAGTTCTTCAAACGACATAAGCACTGCGGTCGCGGCTGCGATCACTTCACGATCGCGTTCGATCAGGCGAAGGATTGGGACATCCCGAAGCCAGAGACGCTGGCTGAAGCAGTGCACGCGCATCTACAGGTCGCAGCGAATGAGCCCGCCACCGATGGCTAAGCGCGTACGAGTCAGCGGTATGGAGCTTTACCTGCTCAAGACGCCATGGAAGTGCTTGCGAGACATCGCGATCCATCGAGACGATGCCTCTATTGATGTCCGTCGACTGAAACGCGACCGAGCGCGACGGCAACGAGAAATCCGCCAATTTGTGAATGTACACCGATGAGCGAAAAACCCTTCAAAACCCTGGATCACGACTTTCGCGAAGGCCTGCGCGCCACCATCGAGCCCGGCACGCTGTTGCGGAAGCTCCAGTGCTTCGCGCTCAACCCCGTGGCCTATCCAATGACGCGCCAGCAGGTTACGGTGGCGCTGTCGCTGCTTGAGTTCGTGCTGCCGAAGCTCAAGGCTGTCGAGCACACTGATGTACCGCGCCCCGCAGAAACTCGGGAGGAACTGATTGAGCGCCTTGCCCAACTTCACGCCAGAACAGCTCCAGGCGATGAGCGACGACGATCTGCGGGAGCTGGTTCTACTGACGGAGCGCCTGAAGTACGCCACTGAGACAAATCGGCTTGCCGGCTATGCGCCATACCCTAAACAGCGGGAGTTTCACAAGCTTGGCGCAACAGTTCGCGAGCGGTTGTTCATGGCGAGCAACCAATCAGGCAAGACTTGGGCGGGCGCGATGGAAGCGGCGATGCACATGACCGGCCGTTATCCGGATTGGTGGGACGGATATCGCTTCGACAGACCGACGCGCGGCATGTGTGGGTCAGAGTCGGTAGAACTCACGAAGAAGGGCGTACAACGGCTGCTGCTAGGGAATCCAGAGACGCCAGAACAGTGGGGTACCGGCTCGATTCCAAAAGATGCGTTGATAGATACCGATCCGCATCGGGGCGTGCCAAATGCAGTCTCATCGATCATCGTCAAGCACGTGAGTGGTGGCCAGAGCATTGCGAACACGGCGAGCTACGATCAGGGGCGAACGAAGTGGCAGGCTGATACGCTCGACTGGGTGTGGTTCGATGAAGAGCCACCCGAGGACGTCTACAACGAGGGGTTGACGCGCACGAACATCTCGCAAGGCCCCGTGTTCACGACGTTCACGCCGCTGCTCGGAATGTCGACCGTCGTCCGCAGGTTTTATCCGCAAGCATCAGCGATGCCCAACACGGGCGTCGTGCACATGACGATTGACGATGCCTTGCACTACTCTCCCGAGCAACGTGCGGCGATCATTGCAAGCTACAAAGCTCACGAACTCAAGGCGCGTGCGATGGGTCTGCCGGCGCTTGGGTCGGGTCTGGTGTTCCCAGTGGACGAGGAAGAGATCACCGTCAAGCCGTTCCCGATTCCATTGCACTGGCCGCAGCTCGGCGGGCTCGATTTCGGTTGGAACCATCCAGCCGGCGCCGTAAAGATCGCGTGGGATCGAGATGCGGACTGCATCTATGTGACGCACGCATATCGCAAGAGCCAGACCACGCCAGTGATGTTTGTTCCCGTCGTAAAGCCCTGGGGAGAACAGCGCAACGGCAACAATCCGCCGACGCAGTGGCTACCCTGGGCGTGGCCCCATGACGGCCTTCAGCATGACAAGGGCTCGGGTGAGCAACTGGCGAAGCAATATCGAGATGCTGGCCTCGTGATGCTCCCCCAGCGCGCGACGTTCGAAGATGGCACATCGGGCCTGGAGGCGGGTGTCACCGAGATGCATGACCGCATGCTTACAAATCGGCTCAAGGTGTTCTCGCATCTCGCGGATTGGTTCGATGAGTTCCGAACCTATCACCGCAAGGAAGGTTTGATCGTGAAGCTTGCGGATGATCTGTTGTCAGCGACACGCTATGCGGTCATGATGCGTCGCCACGCGATCGTGCAGGCGAAGCCAGCACCGGTGACGCAGATTCGACCGATTGGAACATCGGGACAGGGGTGGATGGGATGACTTCAGCTGAACTGCTTGCCGAGAAGGCGAACAGGTGCCTGCCCGAAGGGTTCAAGGCATTCACGTGTTATCGCCTGGGCTACGAAGACGAACAGGGCGTGTGGCATGAGTTCCCTGGCGATAGCGTATTTATGCGCATTCGCAGGGACCCGATTGTGGACCCGGTATACGTCGTGGATGGTATGTTTAAAGAGTCAGACACTGAGATGACTGACGACGAATTCCGCGCCCGAATCATCGCGCCAATGATGGCCATCTATCAGGATTGCGAGAAACGCACATGACTTTCAAGCTCGACGAAACGCCGGCCGATTTCATCGCCGCGCTATACGATGCGGAATCGACGGCGCCGAAGAATTTTCGCGCCCTGCTCACACAGGCCGCACAGCGGTTGCGTGATTACGAGAATATCTGCCAGCACGCTGCGGATGAATTGGAAGCGCTCGCTGCAACGCGCGTTTCCGTCATGGATAGCACGAGTAGCACCGAGGAAAAAGCCAGGATCTCGCGCGCGATCATGCTTGAGTTAACGAAGCGGCTGCGCGCAGTCAAAGACCAAGCTCCGTCTGCCCCATCTGCTGAGGTGATCTGACCATGGCCGCCTCACCGGATGATCAGAAGTTCGACAAGGATGCCACCACACCCGAGGGCATTTGGGACGAAGTCGCCGAGCGACTCAAGATCGCCGAAGAGCTGGAGTCGGAAAATCGAATTCGCGGGCTGGCCGCACTCAACTTCCGCAACGGCGATCAGTGGGATGCTGACATCGCGAACAACCGCAAAATTGATCATCGTCCAGCCCTCACGATCAATCACACGAACACGTACTGCGCACGGCTGAAGAACACGCTTCGCCAGCAACGGCCACGCATCAAGTGTCACCCCGTCGGCGGCGGCGCGCGCACCGAGGACGCGAACGTAGTCAACGGCCTCATTCGGCACATCGAGACCCTATCAAACGCGAGCGTTGCCTACGATACGGGCGTTGAGTCGTCAGTCGATATCGGATGGGGGTATTGGCGCATTCTCGGTGAGTACATCGACAACCGTTCTTTCGATCAGGAGCTGAAGATCGTTCCTATTCGAAACACGTTCACGGTGTACATGGACCCCAGCGCAATCATGCCAGCCGGTGAGGATCAGCAGTGGTGCATCATCTCAACGAAGATGAAGCGACGCGAATACAAGCGGAAGTATCCGCGCGCACCCAATGTTGAATGGAAAGGCGGAACCGCGCCCGGTGACATGTCTCTCGACTGGGAGAACCGGGAAGAGATTCGGCTCGCCGAGTACTATCGCATCCACGAAGTCGCCGACACGTTGTACATGATGGCGGACGGGAGAACGGTGCTGGAGTCGGAGCTTCCGTCCACTGAATCGATGCTCGCGTCTGGCTGGACATTCAAGCTAAATCTAAGGGGTGAGCCTATTCAGCGTCCGACCACTCGCCGCGAGGTGCAATGGTTCAAGCTCAACGGTAAGACTGTGATTGCAGAGCGCTCCTCAAGCGCCGCCGATCGCACCGGCGATCCTGCCAACGGGCCAATTCCTGGCCGGTTCATTCCCGTCGTTCGTTGCGAAGGGAACGTGCTCGACATCAATGGCACCGTGTCTCGAAAGGGCATGGTTGAGGATTTGATGGACCCGGCGCGCATGTTCAACTATTGGCGCACCGCTCAGACCGAGCGCTATGCACTCGCTCCCAAGGCGCCGTGGGTTGCCGCCGAGGGACAGATCGAGGGCCATCCAGAATGGCAGGATGCGAACCGCAAGAGCTATTCAACGCTGATCTACAAACCGATCGCTGGCCCGGATGGAGCTACACTTCTTCCGCCTCCTCAACGCCAGCAGCCCGCGCAAGTCGAGGTGGGCATGACTGAGGCCGCGATGGGCGCTCAGCAGGATCTTCAGTCGGTCGCGGGTATGCCACTGGAGAATCCAGAGATATCGGCTCGCGTCATCTCGGGTAACAAATATCTGCAGCGCCGGCAGGGCATGCAGGATCTCGTTCACTTTCAATACTACGACAAACAGACGCTCGCGATCATGTGGACGGGCATTCTGCTGCTTGAGCAGATTCCGTTCTACTACAGCACCGAGCGCATGCAGCGGATCATCGGCGAGGATGGCATTCCGCAGATGGTCAAAATCAACGAGAAGGGCGTGCAGGGCGGTATCTACAACGTAAAAAACAATCTCGAACTCGGTCGCTATGATGTCGTAATGGACACAGGGCCCGGTTATGATACGAAGCGCGAAGAGGATGGCGAGAAGATCACGAACGCGCTGGGAACGCCGCTCGGTGAAGTCATGGTACAGGCAGGGCCCGACATCGTTGCGCGTGACCTGGGCATGGATGAGATGGCGGACCGTCTCGCGGTCAAAACACCAGAGGGCATGGAAAAGGCGCTCGAAGGGATGGCGCCTCAGGCTAAGGCGATCGTGATCTCGCTACAGCAGCAGGTTCAGCAGCTACAGAAAGTGAATCAGGATCAGGCGCTCGAACTCAAGTATAAAACCAAGATTGAAGCGGCGAAGATCGAATCTTCGAACAATCAGGCCGAGCAGACTGATCGCACGAAACGCTACATTGCCGAGCTGCAAAGCATGGACAAGCGCGACGTCGCGGAGATCGGTGCGGCGGCACAGCTGCTCAACAGCAAAATGGAGTCTGACGAAGAGGAAGCGGCGGCGCAGCGGATGATCGACAAGGGCACGAGCAAATAACCAACTGGAGATGTGAGCATGATCAAGCCGACAATCGGGCGTGTGGTGTGGTTCTGGCCGGCGACGAATGCAATGATGGGCGGGGAATTGTTCACCTATCACGATCGCAGTCAGCCATGCGCAGCGCTGGTTGCCTTTGTGTGGAGCGATGCGATGGTGAATCTGTCCGTCGCAGACCAAAACGGCGTGCAGCACGCATTCACCAGCGTGCCGCTGATTCAGGAAGGCGACGAACGTCCCAGTTCCTACTTCTGCGAATGGATGCCCTACCAGAAGGGACAGGCCGCGAAGGCGGAAGCGCTGGAGAAGGCTGCGCAGTGACACTCCGCGAAGCACGCTGTCTGTTCTCGGTACACATCGCCGAGCTGCTGATATGGATCAATCAGCAGCCTGGATATGCAGCGTGCTTCAACGAGATCTATCGAACGCCGCGTGAGGCAATGGCCGATGCGGCAAGCGGGACAGGTATTGCTGATAGCCTGCATCCGTTGGGCATGGCAGCTGACATCAATCTCTACAAAAACGGCGTGTATCAAACAGGCTCAGGGGCCCACGCATTCATTGGCGAGAAGTGGAAGACAATGCATCCACTCGCGCGCTGGGGAGGGGATTTCCGGACTAAAAATGGCAAGATGAATCCGGACGGCAATCACTATTCGTTCGAGTGGCAGGGTAGAAAGTAATAACCATCGGGAGACCAAAGTGTCCGACAACGAGATCGAGAAAGAGATTCAGGCGAAGATGGGTGAGGGCTGATCCATGGCCATGCAAGTAGTAACCCCGCAGAACTTCCAGCAGCTCATCGAGACGGGCAGCGTTCCCGCGTTTAAAGCACCCGAGGCGCCGGCCGAACCGAAACCAGCGAACGGGGAATCCGCGCCGGCCAAACCTTCCGACGCGGCGGCCGGCGAGCCAGCACGCGATGCAAACGGCCGCTTTACAGCAAAGCCTGCCGGTGATACAACGACAACAGCAGACAAGCCTGCTGTAGCACCAGCCGGCAAGACTGAGGGTGATGACGACGAGGGCGGTGCCGACCTCCCCGAACACGCACGCAAGGTGATCGGGAAAAAGCACAGGCAGATGAAAGAAGCCGAAGAGTTCGCGAGCAAAGCGTATCGCGAGCGGTTAGCGGCAGAAGAGCGGGCAGAAAAGCTCCAGCGCCAGTTGGAGCAACAAAACGCGAAATCGCGGCCCGCGCCGGCAGAAGCTCCCAAAGAGCCCAAACCAGCAGATTTCGCGACGGTCGCAGAGTATACGGATGCTCTGGTTGAGTACCGCGTCGCGGAGAAATTCAAAGCGGAGCGGGAAAAGCAAGAGCGCGAAGCAGCGGAACAGGCTGCGGCGGAGCGCGTTCGCAAGTTTCAAGAGCGCGTCGCCAAGGCCAACGAGAAGTACCCAGACTTCGATGAAGTCGTGAACTCTCTGTCTCGCAGTGAACACGATCTCGTGCCAATCGCCGTGATCGAGTTCATGCAAGAAAGCGAGTTCGGTACGGACATCCTCTACGGCTTCGCCAAAGATCCAAAGACCCTCGACCGGTTTCGCAAGCTGTCGCCGGCTCGGCTGAATGCCGAACTCGGCAAGCTGGAGGCTAAGTACGAAACGGCCGCCGTGCCACCGAAACAGGAGACTGCCAGCCTGTCACAAGTCGCCGCAGCCGCTATTGCTTCGCAGCCAGTGGGATCAAAGGCCCCTGCACCGATCGAGCCTCTTTCGGGAGACAAGTCGACGTCTGCGGTCAGAAAAGACCCGGCCACGATGAGCTTCCGAGAGTTGCGAGAGTACGAGCGGCAACGCGACGCGGAGAGACGTTCGCGCAGCTGACTTCGGCGGAGGGGTGGTGTAACCCCTCTTTCTGGAGTCTGCAATGTCGAACAATCTGCTGACCATCAGCTACATCACAAATCAAGGGCTGCTGGTTCTCGAAAACACGCTGGTCTTCGCCGACAAGGTGAACCGCCAGTACAGCGACGAGTTCGCGATCAAAGACGCGAAAATCGGCGCTACCTGCAACATCCGCCGGCCGCCGCGCTACGTCGGCACGTTCGGTCCGGCGCTCAACGTCGAAGACACCAACGAGACGTACATTCCCGTCACGTTGCGCAACCAGTTTCACGTCGACGTGCAGTTCACGACGGCGGACCTGCTGCTGTCGATGGACCTGTTCAAAACTCGCGTCCTGAAACCGATGATGGTGACGGTGGCGAACCGCATCGACAGCGATGGCCTGTATTTCGCCTACCAGAACACCGCGCTCACCGTCGGCACGCCCGGCACGCCGGCAACGAGCTTCCTGACGTTCGCGCTCGCTCAAGCATCGCTCGACGAAGAGGCGACGCCGTCCGATGGCCTGCGCTGCCAGATTCTCGGGCCCACGGCTGCGGCTTACGCAATCGATGGCATCAAGGGGCTGTTCAACCCGCAGGCAATGATCGGCGAGTCGGTCAAGCGCGGCTACATCGCGCGCGAATTCGTCGGCGCCGACTGGTACCGTGACCAGAACGTCGTTACCTTCACCACGGGCGCGCAGGGCGGCACCCCGCTGCTCACGGCCAACACCGGTGGCGCGGTCCTTACCACGGGTTGGGCGCAGTCTGGCTTCATCGAGACCAACGGTTGGACCGCCTCAACCGCTGTGGTCAAGGTCGGCGACATCATCCAGATCGCGGGCGTGTTCCCAGCGAATCCGGTCAACCGCACGCAGTACGGCACGGGCCTCAAGACGTTCGTTGTGTTGCCGCCCGCCGGCTATACCTCGAACCCGGTCGGCACGGCAACGCCCGGACTGGCGTTCGCATCGGCCACGCTCACGAGCGGCACGTTCTCGACGACGACCGGTGCCTACACCTCGGGCGGCGGCGCGGGCGCACTGTCGATCCGTATCGGCGAGTGCATCATCACGGGCGGACAGTTCCAGAACTGCGTCACGACGTCGGCGTTCACTGCGACGGCTGCGCTCACGGTCAACGGCGGCACGGGCAACGCGTCCAAAGTGAGCCCGCAGGGCATTCAGTTCCACCGCGATGCGTTCGCGCTCGCATTCGCCGATCTGCCGCTGCCGCGCGGCGTGGAATCGGCTGCGCGCGCCAACGATCCCGACATCGGAATGTCCATGCGCATGGTCACGCAGTACACGATCAACAACGACGCAATGCCCACGCGCTGCGACGTCCTCTACGGCTACGACGGCCTCTACCGGCAGTTTGCCTGCCGCACGCAGGGCTAAGGAGAAATCATGGCAAGTTCGAATCCAGGGCCATCCGTAACGGATGGCAGCATTCAAGGCGGGCTCGGCAGCCCGTTCAACATCGGTGCGTCGACCGGCAGTCTCGTTGGGTTCTACGGCACCACCCCGATCGCGCAACGCTCGGGCGCGGCGCAGGCCACCTCGCTGGTCGGCACCGCTAGTTCGGCTGACGTGACCACGGATCTCAAGGCCGCCGTGATCGAGATCATGAACACGCTCGCTGCATTGGGCGTGTGGAAAGGGAGTGCCTGATCATGGCAGGTACAACCGGTCGCGCCCTGGGCGTGCTCATGTCCGACGTGTGCGACATCGACAAGATTCAGCACAACACGGGCGGCACCGCAGGGTTTTACGGGACGACGCCTATCGTTCAGCGTGCTGGCGCCGCGCAGGCAACGTCTCTCGTTGGAACCGCCTCATCGACTGACGTGACGACAGGGTTGAAAGCTGCCGTCATCGAGTTGATGAACACCATGGCCGCACTCGGGCTGTGGAAAGGGAGCGCCTGATGCAAGCCACGGCAGGACTGGCAATGGATCTGATGCCAGTCCTGCATGTGGGCTGTGGTCGGGATGGATTGCCAGATTGGATGCCACCCTGTCGCGAAGTGCGCGTAGACATCGATCCTGATGTGAAACCCGACATTGTCGCGAGCATGACCGACCTGGGTGACATCGGTCAGTACAGTACGATCTGGTGTTGCCACTCGCTGGAGCATCTACATCCGATCGATGGCCTACAGGCGCTGCGCGAGTTCTGCCGTGTGCTGGTTCCGGGCGGCGTCGCGATGATCCTCGTACCGGACCTTGAGGATGTACGGCCGACGAATGACGTGCTGTATCAGTCGCCTGCCGGACCGATCACAGGCCTTGACATGTATTACGGGCATGGACCCGAGACGCGGACCAATCCCCACATGATGCACCGAACTGGATATGTCGCGTCTACGCTGAGAACGCTGATGGAGCAAGCGGGGTTCTCAAAGGTACGCGTCGATAGAATCAAAGACTACAATTTGTTTGGCGCAGGAGTTAAATGAAAGTCGCAATTGCAACGCCCACTCTCACGCGTCCCCATCCGAAGTATTTGGAGTCACTAGAAGCGTCGGCGCCAGTGTTGGATGCTGAAGGGATCGAGCATCAAACAGTGTTTGAGATTGGATGCCCGTACATCTCGCATGCGCGCGCCACGATGACAAAGAAGGCGCTCGACGTGCACGCGGACATGATCCTCTATATCGATCATGACCTCGAATGGCGCCCTGAGGATTTGCTGAAGTTGATTCGCAGCGATGCGCCGGTTGTCGCTGGAACCTATCGCTTCAAGAAAGACGAAGAATCCTATATGGGAACGCTGCGCAGCGACGGCGCCGATCGACCGATCGTGCGAGAGGATGGATTGATCAGCGCTGAATGGGTGCCTGCTGGCTTCCTCAAGGTCACGGCAGCGGCCATCACGGAATTCATGCTCGCATATCCCGAGCTGATCTATGGACCGCCGCTCAATCGCAGCGTCGACCTTTTCAATCACGGTGCCCACAACGGGCTATGGTATGGCGAGGATTACGCTTTCAGCCGGCGCTGGACGGCGAAGTGCGGACCGATCTGGATTCTTCCAGATCTTAATCTAACGCATCACCACGGCGATAAAGCCTACCCCGGCAACTATCACGAGTTCCTGCTGCGCCAGCCGGGTGGCAGTAAGTCGGCGAATCCATTGCCGCCGACAGCCCTTCACGATCGCATCGCCCGCTTGAGCGCGGCATAGGAGTTGAGATGACTGCGAGAGTAGTTCGGCTCGTGACGGCGGGCAGCACCAATCTGACTAAAGTCAGCGACGGCCCCAGCGTCGTCAAAGGGCTCGCGGCCGTTAACACGGCAGCCTACGCCATCTTCATCAAGCTTTACTGGTTCGCGCCCACGGCGAGCGCCGCAGCGCCCACGGTCGGTACGACGGCGCCGCAGGTGACCATCGAATTACCGGCCCTGGGCACCACGACGGGCGGCGTGCAGCAGTCATGGCCCGATGGATTCGTCGGCGGCAACGGAAATCTGTTCATGGCCGTCACCAAGCTCGCGGCGGATAGCGATACGACAGCTGTGCTGGCAGGCGATGGGCTGATTAGCCTACTGGTGGACTGACATGACGACGGCGAGCGATCTGATCATCGGCGCATTGCGCTTCATCAATGTCTATGCGCCGGGTGAGACGCTGGATAGCGCAGACTCCGACGATGCGCTTCAGACGCTGAATGATCTGCTCGATTCGTGGTCGACCGATCAGGCATCAGTCTTCGCGAGTGTCGAGAACATTCTCACGTTCACGCCGGGGCAGTATCAATACACGGTCGGAAACTACGACGCGGGGCAATTCCCCGGTACAGTGACTAGCGGTTCGCCGACGATTACAGGCGCCACGGTGCCCACTAACATGATCGCGAGGGGTGATCTGACGGGCGTCGGAATTCCCGCTGGAACGACGATTCTTAGTTTCAACGCGGGCGCGGGCACGGTGACGATGTCGCAGAACGCGACGCTGTCTCCAGGCGCACAGCAGATCAGCTACACGATTCCTGGCGACTTCAAGATAGAGCGTCCGCTGCGTGTCACGGACAGCTTCACGCGCATCAACACGCAAGGCTCGGGTCTCGACTATCCCATCCAAATCATCAGCCAGGAGCGCTACATCGAGATCGGTTTCAAGGCGATCAGCGCGCCCTGGCCGATTGTCGCTTGGTACAATCCGACGTTCCCGCTGGGAAACATCTATTTCTACCAGAACCCGAGCGGCGGCGGCGAGCTGCATCTGTTCACCGATACGGTCCTGACCAATCTGCCGGACCTGACGACCGAAGTGTCATTGCCGCAGGGATATGCGCGGATGATCAAGCGGCAGCTTGGGCGCGAACTGGCTCCTGAGTACGGCGCCATCTGGACACCGCAGATGGAGAAGCTTGCGAAGGAAGCGTACGACTACGTGAAGAGTCTCAATCAAGTGCCGGTGCCGGTGGCGAAGTACGACAGCGAGTTGATTCAGCATCAAAGCACTGATGCGGGTTGGATTTTTTACGGTGGGTTCAGGTGATCGATGATCGCCTGCGATACGAGCGCTCATCCTTGGCAATCAAGACTGCCATGTAAACCACCTCTCCAACCGCAAAAACGAGAGCGAGTGCCGGGTGAATGGCCGATAGCATGAAAACGCCAACAAAAAATCGCCGCATTAGAATCCTCCCGAGTGATGGGGGAATAGTAGCCCGTAGCGCTTCTGACAACAGTGACGGAGTTCACAATGCCGGGCGGTGACTTCGGCTTTGTTGGACAAGCCTATGAGGCGCCGGATGCCTATCAGGACACTCAGCGCCTGATCAACTGGTATGTCGAGATCAGCCAGGACGGACGCTCTAAAACGCCCACGGCACTGCTCGGCTGTCCAGGGCTGAATCCCATCATTCAGCTTGCCGTGGGTGCCGTGCGAGGCTCCTGGGTGCTGCCCGGCGGCAATGCGGCGATTTACGTCTCGGGTGCCACGGTCTATCTGGTTACGATGACGGTGCCGCCAACGCAGAACGCTATCGCTCAGTTCGCAACTGCCGTGATCGGTACGCTGAATACGAACAGCGGACAAGTCAGCATTCGCGACAATGGCGCCGGTGGGTATGTGGTGCTCGGCGATGGCCTGAACGGCTATTACTACCGCATTGCTGGCGCGGGCTCGACGACGTTCACGGGCACGCCAACCAGCGGCAGCGTCACACTTCCATACACAGGCGCACTGAATACCGCACTCGTGGTCGGTAGCGTTCTTAGCGGCACTGGCATCGCTGTCGGCGCGACGATCGTCTCGGTGAATACCAGCGTGGGCACGATCACGATGTCGGCGGCCGCAACCAGCTCGCCGGGCGCTCAGACGATCACGGTGACACTCGCGGCGTTCGGCGTGATCTCCGATCCCGGATTCGTGGCACCGACGCGCTGGGCATTTATCGATGGATGGCTCATTGGCGATCGGCCTGGAACGCAGAAGTTCTTCACTTCCTCGCCAGTGCCATACACGCTCTTGTTTGATCCGCTATTTTTCGCGCTCAAGGATTCAAGTAGCGATAATCTGATGTCGCTGCAGGAGATAAATCGCGAGCTATGGTTGGTTGGGGAGCGCGTGTCGGAAATCTGGTTCAACGCGGGTGGCGCGAACTTCGCCTTCCAACGCATCCCAGGCGCGGCGCCACCGATCGGTACATCGGCAACGCAAACGCTCGCACAGTGCGGTGATTCGCTGTGCTGGCTCGGGCGCACCATTACTGGCGAGAATATTGTTGTCCAGTCCCAGCAGTACAATTACAAGCGTGTAAGCACGCACGCGATCGAGAAGGCGATTGCGAGCTATCCGCTGGTCTCCGATGCCTTCGGCTTCGGTTATGAGGATGAGGGGCACCTGTTCTATGTGCTGACGTTCCCAACGGCAGATATCACTTGGGTGTTGGATCTGACGACCGGTCTTTGGCATCAGCGATTGTCGTACGATGAGAGCACGGGGCAATTTCATCGCCATCGCTCGAATTGCTTCGCCAATTTCCAGAACCTTCGCCTCGTGGGTGACTACCAGTCCGGTCAAGTTCACCATATGAGTCGCACATTCTTCGACGATGCTGGCGAACCATTGGTTGCCTTGCGCCGCTGTCCTCACGTCTGGAGCAAGGAAGATCGCAAACGCATCTCCATGAGTGCACTGCAGATCGAGTTCGCTCCAGGGGTGGGACTGCAAACCGGACAAGGCAATGATCCGCAGGCCATGCTGAGATGGTCAGACGATGGAGGCGCAACGTTCGGTACGGAGCATTGGGCTGCGATCGGTAAGGCGGGTCGATACAAAAATCGAGCGATGTGGCGTCGTCTCGGTGGCAATACACGAGATCGAGTATTCGAAGTTCGTCTATCCGATCCAATCTACCGCGACGTCGTCGGCGCAACGCTCTTTCTCAATGGCAGCGAGACGGGCAACCAATGACGCTGCGCGCACGCTTCAACATGACGCAATCCCAGATGCCGGTTGTGGAGGCAAAGTCGCCCGGTTTCATGAAAAAGGATTGGTACACGTTCATGACCAATCTTTATACCTCGGTCACTGATGGTATGCCGCAGCCCGAGGAGGCCGCTGTAGTGACAGCTTCACCGTTCACGTACGAGGCAGTAATACGTGGTCAGGCGCATGTGAGCGGCGGCACTGTCTCTGCCATCGAGTTCAGCCGCGACGGCACTACATGGTATTCGACAGGCACGACGTCAGGATTCGTTCAAATGGATGCGCGTGACCTATTGCGTATCACCTACACTGTGTTACCAACGCTGAAGTACTTTCCGATGTGACGCCATGACGATCCAATTCATGATCATCGGCGCGCCACGCTCTGGCACCACATGGGCCTCGAACTGGCTGACGACGGAGCGTTCCTTATGCCTGCACGATCCCTTGTTTCGCTGGCCCTACAACGAGCTAGACGCCGTGCAGTCATCGCGCATGCTTGGGATTGCCTGCACGGGAGTGGCGCTGTTCCCAGAATGGGTGAATGAACACCCGGCGCGCAAGGTGGTCCTGAGGCGCGACCTGAAAGAGATCGACGCATCGCTGGTGCGGATCGGGATGACACCAATCAGTAACCAGTGGCGCGGAGTGCTTGATCAGATCGTGGGCATACACGTCGACTGGCGACAGCTGTTCGAGAAGCCGAAGAGCATCTATGAGTACCTGCTCGATATGCCATTCGATGAGGAGCGGCACGCGGCGCTGCGCGAGATCAACATGCAGCCAGACTTCGGCACGGTATCGGTCGATCACGCGGCGATCTCGCGACTGATGCATTCGTTGATCCAAGCGAGGGCGCACTGATGGTGTGGGGTGTTGTTGTTCACTGTCTTCCCCAAGTTTTGCTTGCGCGCCGGCCGCTGGCCATGATGCCGTTCAAGTTTGACGTGCGTCCTCTCGTCGCGGAGTTGGGATGGCACCATGAGCTGTGGAACGACTTCGACCTGCGGACCAACCATCCGCAGTCACCACATCGAGAACTCGATGACATCATCGTTCGCTACAACGCGCGCTTGAACTTCGAGGGCGATCGGCAAGCGTTCAATGGCCCGCATAACTCAGTGTGGTGGCCGTCGATCGAGAAGCTTCCCTCGGTGCGCGATATCGTTTGGGATCTGATGCGCGAGGTAGAGGGCGAACGTCTCGGAATGGTGCTGATTACCCGCATTCCTGCCGGCAAGCAGTGCTATCCTCACGTCGACAACGGTTGGCACGCTGGCCACTACGACAAATACGCGGTTCAGCTCGCTGCGGCACCCGGACAGTCTTTCCATGTCGAGAATGAATCGCTGTCTGCGGTGCCCGGCGAGTGCTATCGCTTCGACAACAGCCGTCCGCATTGGGTGATCAACGATTCGGATCAGGATCGGATGACGATGATTGTCTGCATCCGTAACCGCTTCACAGGAGCGCCATAATATGCCAGTAGGTTGGGCCGCCGCAGCTGCGGCAGTAGGTACGGTCGCTGCCGGCGCCATGCAAGGCGATGCAGCTCGCGACGCCGCTCGAACGCAGGCGGGTTCCGCTGCGCAGGCATCGCAAGTTCAGCGCGACATGTTCGATATTTCGCGCGGGCAGCAGCTGCCATTCATGAACGCGGGGTATGGCGCCTCGGATGAACTGAGTCGATTGCTCGGCATTACGCCACGCACGGCCGGCGGCGATGCGCCCGGCATCCCCGGTGCCGGCGAGCAGTGGGGCAGTACGAACGGCGTCATGCATGGCGGACAGTGGCTACCAGCCGGCGTCAATCTCGTGAGCACGGACGGCGGCAAAGGCCAGACGTACGACGTGATGCTCGACGGCAAGCGCCTGGGTGGCCTCGTCCCCGGTGGCGCCTCGGGTCACTTCATTCCGGACGAAACGAACCGGATTCCGACACCGCGCGATCTGGCGCTCGCGAGTGGCAACGGTCCGACCGATGTGGCCACGCCCGGCGTTCCAGGCGCGGGCGGAGGTGGCACCGGTCTTCCGGCCGGTTATCTGTCGCAGACCTTCGGGCCGGAACAGTTCCGCGCGGGCATGGACCCTGGCTATCAGTGGAGGCTGCAGCAAGGCGCTCAAGGGGTGATGAATACCGCAGCGGCGGGTTCGGGCTCGTTGTCTGGGCCGGCCCTAAAGGCGCTCATGGAGTACAACCAAGGCGCCGCCTCTCAGGAATACGGCAACGCGTTCGATCGCTTCCAGACGCAGCAGGGCAACATCTTCCAGCGGCTGTCGGCGATCGCGGGTCTCGGGCAGAACGCGGCGGCCGGCGTCGGCAATCAGGCCGTCACGACGGGCGGCAACATCGGCTCGAACATCGTCGGCGCAGGCAATGCGGCGGCGGCCGGGCAGATCGGCGCCGCGAATGCCTACGGGGGCGCAGCCAGCGATCTGAGCAGTATTGCTGGGTGGTATGCGATGAATCGCCGACCGCCGCCGTCCAACGATGGCCTGGGGCCGTAAGGAGTTGCCATGGCCGAGCGTGGCAGCATAGATGCGTCCATCCCGCTGCAGGGGCAGCGTCCTAACGTCATGGGGCGCATGTCGGACCTGCTGAATATGCAGCGGCAGTCCATCGCGGTGAAGGCCGATCAGACCGCGCTGGAAGGCGCGCAGCAGACGCAGCGGCAGCGCAAGGGCCTCGCTGATTTCGACGTGCAGCCGTTCATCGGCGAGGACGGGACGCTCGATCTGAACAAGCTCGCGACGGATGAGAGTTTGCGCAAGGCAGCCGGTGACCAGTATCCGGAAGTCTTGCAGCAGTACGCGGGCGTGAGGCAACAGCAGCTCGCCGCGCAATCAGCGCTTGTGAAGCTTCGCGGCGAGGAACGCAATGCGTTCGGCGAGATGATCGGCGCGCTACGCTCAGATAAGCGCGTAGCCGAGGATACGCCAGAGGGACGCCAGATCGTGGCGGACGCCGCAAGCCAGTTCCTCGGCATGTATCCGAATAGCGAGGCAGTGCTGCGCGCCTATGCCGCGCCGATCGTCAATGCGCCCAAGGGGAAGCTCCCTCAGGTTCTGCAGAATATTCAGCTCGGTACCGTGGCAGCAGCTCAACAGGCTGCATCACAGGCGCCGCAATACGCCGATACCGGCGCGGAGCTGAAGCAAACCAATCCCTATGCGCAGGCGGGACAGGCGCCGAGCACGATCCCGCTGACGCTATCGCCCGGCGAGCGCTTTCCGCTCACGACGAACGCAGCCGGGCAGATCGTTCGCGCCGATCGCGCGGCCGGCACAGTGGCACCGGTCACGGGTGCGAATCCGACAGCGGCGCAGGCTGAAGCACAGGCATCGAACGTGCCGCGCATGCAGACCACAATCAACGAAGCCGCAGGGGCGCCGCAGGTTCGCAATGTCCTGCAGAACATCATCCGCCTCGCCGATGATGTACAGACCGGTCCGAAGTCTGAGCAGGTAAACCGCATCAAGGCGATGGTCGGCAACGTCATTCCTGGCGCGACGGGTTGGCAGGACAGCAGCTCCGCCTATCAGGAGATGACGAAGTACATGGAACAGCTTGCGTTGCGTTCGTGGGCCGCAGCGGGCGGCACTGGCACCAACACTCAGTTGGATGCACAGATACGCGCGAATCCCAATAACGAGTACAACAGCCAAACGGTGAAGGAACTCGCGAAGTGGGTCATGGCTGGCGAGGACGCAAAACTCGCGAAGGCGCGTTCAATGGCGACATGGCTGAAGAAGGAAGGAAACTCCGTCAACAATATCGAAGACTTCGAACTTCAGTGGGCGAACGCGATGGACCCGCGCGTATTCCAGTGGAAGGGCATGACCAAAGAGGAAGGCACAAAGAAATTCTCGAAGGAAGAGCGCACTGACATCCGCAAAAGCTATCTGAAGCTGCAGGCGCTCGGGGTGGAGTGATGGCTACGCTCGCCGATCTCGATGATTCAGACACGGAACCAGCGCCGCGAGCGACATTGGCGGACCTGTCCGATGACGATGAGACGCCCACGCCGCCGAAAGCATCGGCAAAGCCTGCTGCGCCGGCCGGATCTCCCTGGTACAGCAGCCTAGCGCGCGGCCTGAAAGATCCGCTCACGGGCTCGGGACAGCTTTTGCAGAACATCGTGCCCGACCAGATAGCGAACTGGTTGCGCAAGCCCGAGACCACTGCGGCACTCGGCGGCGTCAGTCCAATGATCCCAGCAGCAGCGACGATGCTCACAGCAGCCGGCGGCGGCGCGCCGACGACGACAGAGAACGTCAACCAGGGCATTGCAAGCGACGAGGCCGCATTCCAGGCTCAGCGTAAGGCCGCTGGCAAGGAAGGACTGGACTGGTGGCGGGTCGGCGGGAACGTCGCTAATCCGCTGTCGTGGGCGGGCGGCGGAGGTGGATCAACGCTTTGGCAGGCCGTGAAGACTGGTGCCGGCACGGGTGCACTTCAGGCGCTGATGCAGCCCGTGACGAGTGGCGACAGCTATGCGATGTCGAAAGCCACGCAAACGGCGATCGGTGCGGGCGCGGGCGGTGTTCTCGGCGCGGCATTGCATGGCCTCGGTCGCGGCATTTCCGAAGTCGTGAAAGCATTCAAGTCGAAGGGCGGCGCGGCGGCGGACGAAGCGACACGGGCCTTGCTACAGCAGGAGGGGATCGACCCTGCCAAGGTAAATCCGAACGTGTATGCCGCAATTCGGCAAGAGGTGGATGATGCTCTGTCGCAAGGTATCGAGCCCGATGCGCGGGTGATGTTCAATCGGGCGGATGCAGCCTCGCTCCCGGTACCGATGAATATCACGCGTGGCATGGCGAGTCGTGATGCGATGGCGTACTCATGGGAGCAAAACACAGCAAAGCTCCGTGGCGCGGGAGAGCCGCTGAATGCTCGGATGGTGGAGTTGAACCGAAACGCCATCGAGAATCTGAACGCGCTCGGCGCGAAGAATGCGCCTTCAACATTCGACGCTTCAAAGCAGATCATCAGCCATATCGAACAGGTCGACGAAGGGCTCAAATCAAAGATCAACGATGCTTATGCGCTGGTGCGTGACTCCGCTGGCCGGTCGGCTCGTGTCAGCAATGAAGAGTTCGCGAACATCTCAAGGTCAGCATTGACCGAGGGGAAGCCAGAACTAGCGCATCTAGTGAATCGAGGGGATCTCATACCGGCGAAGATTCGCGACGTGTACAACGACATCATTAGCGGGAAACTTCCCTTGACTGTGGACACCGTGCAGTTCCTCGATAGGAATTGGGGTGCCATTCAGCGAGCGGCGGCAGACGATGAAGCCATGGCCATCGGTACCCTTCGCCGGGCCCTCAATGAGACGCCCGTCTCGGATGCTCTCGGGCAGGAGTCGATGGCCGCTTACAAAGTGGCCAAGGGACTGGCGAAACAGCGCTTCGATTTGATCGACGCGAATGCCGCTTACAAGGCTGTTGTCGACCGTGGAGTAGAGCCCGACAAGTTTTTCCAGAAGTACGTGCAGGGTGCGAACGTCTCCGAGTTGGGACAGTTGAAGCAGATCGTTGGCCCGGAAAATTCACAGGTGTTGCAGCGGACCTTCCTGGGGCAGTTGAAGGCTCGTGCCCTGAACAAGGCATCAGACGAAAACGGTGTGTTTTCGCAGGCCGCCTATAACGGTGTGCTCAATGATCCTGTGCAAGGCCCGAGGATACAGCAGCTATTCTCCGACAACCCGCAAACATTGGAGCAGCTGTATCGCCTGGGTCGCGTCACGGAGAACGCGTTCAAGTACCCGGTCGGCCATGGCGTCAACACGTCCAACACTGCGCCGACACTGGCCAACACTGTGCGCGATGTGGCCGCAAGCGAGATGGGCGAATCCCTTTGGAAAATGGTGCCCATCATCAGGCCGATCATGGAAGTTTCGGAGAAGCGTGGCGCTCAGAAGGCTGTCAACGAAGCGCTCAATGCTGGCGTGACTACCGCACCCCTACCAAAGCTCGCGCCACCGGCTCAGATGGGGAAGCTTTCGGACCTTGTGACGCGCGTAGGCGCTGCGGGCGCTGCGAAAGAGCTGGGTGACAATCGGAAAAAGCGATCGAAGGAGTGAGATGACCACAATCGTCGCCAGCAGCCGGTTTGTCGGGGAGTCTTCCAAGTGACGAACGTCCTTTCGCAAGTCGCGAAGCTCAAGCTGTTTGCCAACAGCGGCGTGCCGGCGGCCGGCTACAAATTGTTCACATATGAGGCGGGCACCAATACGAAGCTTGCCACATATCAAGGTCCAGGCACAGGCAGCCCGAACGCTAATCCGACCGTGCTCGATTTTCGTGGCGAGGCCAATGTGTGGGTGCCGCCGAACGTCGCCTATAAGTACATTTTTTCGCCACCGAATGACACGGACCCGCCGACGTCGCCGATCTGGACCGTGGATAACATCGTCGACTCTCAGCTCGTGACGCTCTATGGGGGCGTCGACACCGGCATAGCCAATGCTTACGTCCTGAACTTCGTCGCGAACTTCACCGCTTATGCCGATGGCATTGCGATCTTTTGGATTCCGGCGAACACGAACACGGGTGCCAGCACGATCAATGTGAACGGCCTGGGACCGGTCAACATCATCAATCAGGATGGCAGCGCGCTGTATCTTGGTCAGCTCCAAGCAAATCAGTTCGCATTGATCATCTATAAGGGAACCGGGTTCGTGCTGATCGACTTCGGCCTGCTGCCAACGATCAACACGCAGAACACGAATTACACGCTTGCGATCGGCGATGCGAACAACATCGTTCTCCACAATGACGCGAATCCGTACACGTGGACGATTCCTGCGAATGCCACCGTCGCCTTTCCAGTTGGCACGAGCATTGACCTGATTCAAAGTGGCATAACAGGACTCATTTCAATAGCGGCTGCCGGTGGAGTGACGCTGAATAGCTTTGGTGGGTTCGAGACGCCGCCGATCACGCTGGCGAGCGGCTGCTCGACGCGCATCGTCAAAACAGGCATCAATACTTGGCAGCAAGTCACGCTGTCTAATTTAGGTGTCAGCGGATCTTTCACCGGTACACTTACCGGCATGACCGGCTCGGTGACCGGTCAGATAGATTACTTTCTAGAGAACCATCAGGTAACGCTGTATAGGAGCGGTGGTTCTTCGGCCGTCACCGGCACGTCAAATACTACAGCCATGACAATGACGGGATTGCCAGCAGCGATCCGACCAAAGTTTGACACGCGGGGAATCTGCTCTGGTGTGGTGGATAATGGAAACGGAGTCGCTTGCGCAGCCACTGTATCGAGTGCTGGCGTCGTTAGCTTCGGCATCGTTGCGAATCCTATCGCCCTGTTCACAAACTCAGGAACCAAGGGAATTTCGGCGGGTTGGTCACTGATCTATCCGCTGTTCTGATATGAACCTAGCACCGCTGCCGATTCAAAAGTTCTTCAGTAACATCGGCCTTCCGTTGGTCGGAGGGAAGCTGTTTACGTATGCCGCTGGTACTAACACAAAGATCGCGACGTACACAGATAGCACTGGTGGATCGCTCAACACGAATCCGATCATTCTTAACTTCCGGGGAGAATGTAGTCTCTGGATAGATCCGCAGCTCGCTTACAAATTCGTGCTCTCCGGCCCATTCGATAGTGACCCGCCGACTAATCCGATTTGGTCCGTTGACAATGTCACGCTGTTCCCTGCAAACGGGTTGGACAACACCGCAGTCGCGACGGGCACCGCGAACGCGATAGCGCTCGCCATTCCAAAGATCAGTGCGCCGATCGCCTTTACGCGAATCATCTTCAAGGCCGCGAACACTAACACCGGTCCGACCACCATCTCTATCAATGGCGGTACCGCGAAAAATGTTACTTGGCAAAACATTGGCGCGTTCTCTGGTGGGGAGATTCAGGCCAGCGGAATCTATGAAGCCGTATACGATGGCGCGCAGTGGCAGTTGCAAGGTCCGACTCTGCAACCGCCGCAAATGCGCACGGCGCAGGAGATTGCGGTCAGTGTGACGCCGTCGAATTATTCGCAGCCGATTGGAAGGTTCGAGCGATATGGTGCGAAAGGCGATGGAACGACCGACGATACGACCGCCATTCAGAACGCGTTCAAGGTAGGCGGCTATATCTCCGGAATCCCGGGAAAGACCTATAAGATGACCGATGCTGCTGGTTTGGTAGTCAGCGGAACAGTGGTCGATCTTTCTGGATGCACTCTCAATCAGACTACCGCTGCAACGCCAGCGTTTTATATCGGCCGTACAGCGGCTAGCTCAACGTTCGTAAAGACCGATCGAGTGAGAGTCATTGGCGGTGTACTCCAGGGTGCTGTAGCCGGCGCAGGCAGCCCGGCATATGGCATTACCATCGTGCAGCCGACCGATAGCCCTTATGTCAACGGCAACGGGTGCAACGATATAGAAATCACGGACGTAAAAGGCTCAGGATTCACGGGTGGAATCGTCGCAACGGCAGCCTCCAATGTGGTAGTTCGGAATTGCCGATTTGGTGGCATGATCTATCACATCGCACTGGGAGCCGGCGGTTATGGCGCAGTCCTCCAGACATGTTTCGATTGTGTAATCGATGCAAATTACTTCAAGGCCACATCGACGGATCGTCATGCAATCTACATCTCAGGAGATCCATCGCGAGCCAATGCAATAACCAATGTTTGCAACGGCGTTGTGATCATCGGAAATCGCATCGATTGGAGCGCTATCGGTAACGTGACGGGATTTGAAGCATGCATGGCGATCCGCGCGCCACAAAGATTGGTTGTCAACGGAAATACCCTCGAAGGCGGACGAGGCGGTATAGATTCCACATCCGAGAATGCCAACTTTTACAACCCTGTCATTTCAAACAACACGATTCGTAACCTTACTTCCAGGCAGGCAATCATCATCTCGAAGGGTGCTTCCGCGAATGTGACGTTTGATGCCGTTATCGAAGGAAACAGCATTTTTATCGATAACGCAGCAAGCTCTTTCTTCGTGTTCGAAAACGTTGAAGGTTTTGCGCTCAATGGTAATTCTGCCGGTGCCGCCAATCTGAGCGCCGCCGCGAGCCTGACTGATTGTTCTCATGGAACCATCGGAGGCAATACCTTCAGATCGACCACGGGTGGACCGAATGGTGTGCTTTTTAGCGGAACCTGCGACAATATTTTGATCAATAGAAACGGGTTCACAGCTAACTTTGCCGGTGTCGAATATAGATTTTTTGGAACGATGACAAATTTGAAGTACGGATATGTGCGCCGTGCAGCTGTCTCGTGGTCAGGTGGCACTGCCACGATAACTGACCCAGATAATATGATCACGTCGGCAGCATCCAATGCGAACGGATTCGACGTTACCTTTGACGGGTGGGTTGCCTCCATCGCACTTGAGAATGTCCAACTGCTCTCTGGAAGCTCAACAATTGGTGAGGCATATCACCGTGGAGTCGCTGGTCAGGTTCTGACCGTGGGCGTCGATGACTTCGCAGGCGCTCCGCTGCCCGCCGCATCCAACGACTACAAAGTTCAGGTTTCTCTGCTGTCATGATCACCAGACCGCCTACGCTGAGCCCCGAAGAGATGGACAGGCTGTTAGAGCGGCTGGCCGACCGTGGTGCTCGTATCACGATGCAGGACCCGCGCGTGACCAGCGTTCAGAACTGGATATTAACCGGCATTGGAACATCGCTCTTGGGATTGGTTGCTTGGGGAGTAAATAGCATCAACGAATTGAGCAAAACCCTCACCGTCGTCGTCACGCAGAACGACTATCGCGACAAGTGGGTTGGTCGAATTGAGACGCACGTCGAAGCGGTCGACAGCCGCGTTGTGGATTTGGAAAGGAAGGCACCGCGATGAGCATCAAGGAAGAGATGTTGATGCGTCAGTATGCGTCACCAAACGTCACCGATCGATCGGCCAGCGTGATTATGATCGACACGGGGAAGCTCGTGCCGGTGTTCATCGCGTTAGCGATCCTCTGCGGACTGACCGCGTATTCGTTCTGGGAGGCCCATCAGTCCTCGGTGGAGACCCGCATGCTCGAATACTACGTGATGGAAGTCGACGGCAAGCTCATGCAAGCGGGTATCATCAGACCGGCGGAGACTTGGTCGGCTCGAAAAGCGAAAGAATTGAAACCTGAGCAGGAGACAAAACCATGAGCGGCGGCGGCGGCGGTCCTATCATCATCAGGAATCTGATCGAAAATCCTGGCACGACGGCTTTGCAGAAAGAGTATCTGCGGGCCATGCTGCTGAAAATGTCAGACGGCAAGCGGCTGTCTTTGCTTCAGCAGCTCTCGATATTCGCCATTTTTCGAGGTGTACTGAGATCGTGAGCGCGAAACTGTTGGCGTTGCTCGCTCTAGGAGCGACCATCATCAACGCAATCGCGCAGTTCGGCATGTTCCTTATTCATTGTCGCGGCGACAAACGTCGATTTGCGGAGTTGAGCAAGAATGAGCGCAGCACCACAACGTAAGGTAGTGGCTGGAGGGCTGGCTGGCGCTCTTTCGGTCATCACTACATGGGCATTGAATCGAGCGGGTGTCGACGTCGATGCGCAGACAGCATTGGCCTTCAACACTATTTTTGTGTTTCTGGTGCAGTACGCGGTACCAAACAAGGCACAGGTCGATTGATCGTCGGCTGACACCAGCACCATGCGCAGAGAATAGCCAGGAAGACTAGCGTCACGGCGATCCACGCGCCGCGCTGGTCGATCATGGCTTTTGGGAGATTTCTTGCAGCATCGAGTCTACGATGACGTACCTGTGTATCACCGGCCGATACCTTTCGAGTTCCGTCAGAATCGCTATCACTGGTTGAGCCATTTTGCGATAGTCGGCCTCAATTGCCGCAAGCTGCTCGACATAGGGACGGCGCAGCTCCTCGAACTCTTGCTCGGTCATGACCGCGTCTCGCGAAGTTCTTTCGCCAGTGCGACGGCTTTGCTACAGCCCCAGGATGTACGAGCATAGGCGATGACGCAGACGCCCGTGTCGGGGCAGTAGATCGCAGGACGGCCTTTGTAGATGCCCAACATGTCTATCTCCTAAAAATCTGGTGTCCCATGGTCGGGTCCGGACCGACCGATCCTGTACCATCCAACAGCGCGAAGCATGTCGGCAGGTTCTCGCATGCAGGGACGGGCATGCCGGGGACTCGAACCCCGACGACCTTACTTACAGCTGATCGTGTTGCCACTTGGGCACGGATGAAACGCGCCCTTACCGTTATCTGGCTGCACAGCCCTTCCGCTGTCCATCTCGTGCGCCACGATCGCGCCGGTGATTAGCACGCCCGCGCCGATGGTGGCCCACTTCTGCTGAGTCGGCGTAAGGCCGCAGCCCGAGAGGAAGAGTGCGAAGAGAATAAAGATACGCATGATTGACTCCTTGAAAGTTGAGCCCGTATCGTGGGCCAGACGCCGCTACTAGACATTTTCGGGGTCCGTCTTCAGCGGCCCGTCATCCAGACCCGAATTGATCAGCCCTCTTTCGTCATTGCCGCATCAAGGGCATCATCGATTGCTAGGTCGCGATTCCACGTACCATATCTCAGGGAGAGCCGACGATACTCGTTGACTGTCAATCCCCGGATGGTGTCGGGCGAAAGCTCTCCTTCGACGGCCAACTCACAGACCGCGTAGGTGTAATTGTCGCAGCCGTTGGCCTGCAGTACGTTCATAAGCTCGCGAATGTCGTGGCTTTTGGCGGCGTCGAGCTTGGTAGTGAGTGTCGTCATGGCTTTAAATTCCTTCCCCAGTGATGTGCATAGCATGGCCATGCGGATTCGAATTGCTCGCGCGCGCCGACTTGCAATCAGCGCAAACGCACGAATACGACGGCGGGTGACGTTTTCGCTGACATTCTGTGCACCCGATGCTCTCACCTACCTTTGCCGTCCAGTTCACCCGCGTTGTGTGACCACAAGTCAGCGTGACCGGAAGCCACGTAGCTACGGTGTGGTGCACCTTGGTGACGGCTCGTTGCGGGCAGGAGGCTAGATACTTGCTTTGCGGGCCTGAGTTCATGGTCGGTATCCTTG